GCCGTGACAAGACCTCCGGTAAGCCCACCGGCTACGCCGCCAAGCACGCGAGTAACGGCATTGTCGCCGAAAGCGGCTGCCGAAGCCTCGCTACCTGCACCGGAACTGGCGCCGATAAGTGCCGACCGAATAGGCGCAGCCATTCCGCCAGGACTTGCGACAGCCCCAACAGCAGCTTCGCCGATGTTGCCAATAACCTTGCCTGCCTTCGTCTTCGGCTCAACCGCTTCGCGGACAGCTTGGTCAGCTGCACTGAGTTCCTTGTAAGCAGGGATAGGGACTTTCGTCCATTCGGGAGTCGGCATCTTTTCTTCCAGCCAATCCCCTGCCTGCTTCACGAAACGTGGGAGCGAGGTCAGCCCACCGTAGATCGACTTTCCAATCACGCGAGCAGTTTCACCAAGGCCTGAGACCTCTTCCTTTGGGGTTGGTGCGGCAGCTTGCGATGCCTTCGACAGGATCGCTTGCAAAGCTGCCCGTTGCTCCGGAGTCGGATTGTCCGGCATGTCCACCAGTGCCCCATCAGGCATTTTAACGACTGGCATTATTGACCTCCGAAGTTTTTCAGATACTGGTCAAGCGGAATCGGCGTACCAGGGCCACTGCCGCCGGCATTAGCCGGAGTCGGGAAGCCGACGTTAGTCGGAGCAACATCCCACAGGCGAGCTGCCTCGGGGTAGTTCTTACGCAGGTTAGCTTCGACTTGGTTCGCGTACTGCATGTCCTGGGCCGCGCTGTTTCGTAGCATACTGATGATCTGCTGACGGCCTTGCGGTGTACTGACCAGTTGCGGGAATTGCTGCTCAAAGCGCTTGCGGTCTTCGTCCGTCATCGAGCGGCCGACACCGTTACCAGCGGTCAGGACCTTCGCGACTTGCTGGGCAAGGATTGCGTTGTACTCTTCCGACCGGCCGAGTTTGTTTTGATCGACAGGTACGCCGAGGGTCTGTGCAAACGCACCCAAAGTCGTGGCCACGTTAGCCGTAGGCCCGCTGAACACACCCTTGTTGTTAAGCTCTTCCAGCCGGTTTGCTGTGAATTGCATTTGCTGGGCTTGCTGCTTCCCGGTTCGGGCGGTGTTGATCAGCTCCGCTGTGGATTCGCCGAGCTTCTTCATCAGCGCGTTGTCGCCCATGTTGACAGCATTGTGGACAGTGACCTTCGGCGCGTTGTCGAGCTTCTTGTACCCTGTTGCACTTGTCTGGTACAAGTCGCCGCCGATGGTCTTGAGGTCGAAAGGCCGCTGTCCAGACGGATTGCCGGGGGTTGCGTAATTCCCGCTGGAATCGAGCAGCACTTCGCCCGGAGCAAATGCTTTGAGATCACGCTTCGGCTTCCACGCAGCAGGGTTGGCAGTGTTTGCCAGCACACTTTCCGGCGTAGCAATGCTCAGCAAATCTTTCGGCGTAAGCTGGTTCTTGCCTTCTTCCTTGAGCTGTGACATTGCCAGGTCACGGAGAACCGGGTGGTTGGAGGCCAGGGCATCGAAAATCGCCTTCTTCCGATCGCCGGGGACTTTGACCATCTGTGGGCTGCCGTCCTCGTTCGGAGCCAAGGCCAGCGACGGGGTCTCGTAACCCTGCATGGTTTTGTAATACTGCTCCATTCCAGACTTCAGTTCGTCGCCATACCGCTGGCTCAGCGCCGTGCGATCAGCCTTTGCTTCGTCGGATTTCTTCCTGGCAACGTAACCTTCCAGCAACTTCGCCAGTACATTCACTCCGGAGAGCTTAACTCCCGGCTGCGTAGGCATCTGCATCGGCGCAAGTGCGCTTTGCTGCAGTGCGTCGGCAATTGCCTGCTTGCGTTTAATCGCATCGGCTTCGGTTTCGAAGTCATAAGTTGGCATCATCGGCACAGTAATTCTCCTTTATCCGTGGGTATTACGCTGCTGTAATACGTGGGTGTTTTTCCGCAGCGCAAACGGAACTGTCCCCGTCAAATACAAGTGACGCACGTTCCCGGTGTTAAAAATGTCTGCATCACAGGGGTAAACTTCCAACGCGTCGTAATCCCCAAACCCGCAGTCACGCTTCACTTTCATCAACTCTTCCCAGGACAGTGGTACGTCGGAATAGTCAGCCCTCGCAATGGACAGCCGCCAAACCTCGCCCTGCTTGAACAAGCTCGCCACAAACTCGGGGGAATGCCACGCAACCGCAGCGTCTTCCCCGAGCGGACTTTGATGGTTAGGGGCGACTTGTTCCATGTTAGAACAGAGCCGCGAGGCCTGCGAATGTACCGGCGGGCGCCTTCATGGCAGCTCCACCGAGACTTGTCAAGCCACCAAGCATAGCGTTGTTGGAGCCAACGCCGGTTTGGTAGTTTGCCAGATCCCCTTGATAGGAGTTGTAAACTGACTGTGCAAGCGGACTTGCCGCCACTTGTGCCCCGCTATTTGTGTTGCCGAACTGTGGGGTTTGTGCCTGCGCACCAGTCCGCAAAGCATTGAGTTCGTTCAAAATCTGGTTCCGCACAGCAATTGTGTTGTTGAACCGATCTTGGTTGTTCGTGCGTTCCATGTTGAACCGGTTCGCCGTAGAATTGTCCTTCGCAGTTTCCTGCGCCGTTTCCGCCCCGTACCAATTCCGCGAAGCCGTGTCCAGGCCATTAGAGATTCCGGCCAAGGCAGCAGCTTCCTGGGTAGGCAATGTGCGAAGGGTGTTGGCTTCGTTGACACCTTGCTGACGAGCTTGCAGGCCCATGTTGAACAAACGCTGCATTGCGTCATCGCTGCCGGTGATGGCGTCGTTCATTGCAGAGGAGTAGGCATCATTACGCGAGTTGTTAAAGTTTTGCAACTCGCGGTTGTAAGCCTCGCTGCCCTGCGTGATCCCCTGCGCAGCAAGACTGGAATTCAACTGATCCTGAGCCTGGGAGAACCGGGGGTCGAGGCGGGCAGTCGCACGACTATACAGCGCATCTTCAACTGCCTTTCTGGTACTCTCGTCGGCAGTCGGCATCGCCGGTGCGGAGTTGTAGTTGAAGTCCTGGCTGTAGAGGTTGCGCAGGCGGCTGAGCTGCGACGCCATGTCTCCGCGACTAGCCATCGCCAAGTCAGTAGCCCCTTGTAGTGACGGCTGCAGATCGGTGTAACGCTTTTCAACACCTGAACGGATACCGTTAATATTGATACTGCCGGGGACCTTCAAAGGTTGCGACAGCGTGCTTGTGGTATTCGCCAGCGAGCTGTCAATAGCTCCTTGCAATCCTTGACTCGTGGCAAGGCTCGAATCCAGCAAAGACTGAATCCGCGGATCAAGCGTAACAGTGGAGGTCCAGGCATCCGGGTTGTAGCCGTAGCTGGACTGTTCCGGTTTCGTACCAGTTCCCCCAGCATCTTGCCACGCTTTCAGCGCATTATCGTACCCGGTCTTGTCGTAACCGCTTCCGCCCTGCGCCCAGGTCAGCGAGCCATAAGGCGTGACCTGATTCGCACGGTTGAGGGCTGTCGTGATACGCGCAGCGTCAATGTTGGCCGCGCCCTGCGCGTTCGCTACTGCATACGGATCAGGTGCCGCCGGGGCGTCGTTCCCGCCGAAGATTGCATCTACAATGCCACCCATTTACATTCCCCTTTGCTCATTCCAAACATCAGCAAATCTCCGAAGTCGAAGTCTCGCAAACAACCCTCGAGGCGGAAGCCAGTTTTCTTTGCCAGCCGCAGGCATAGCACATTGCTGACTTCAATCGAGGCCGTCAAACGCCGACAGCGGAGCGTGATAAAACCGTGAAAAAACATCCTGCGGCAGAACTCCGGCGTGAACCAGTGTTTTGCCGCAGCCGCAATGTGCAGATTGCTGTTCCCTTTGCAGGGCGGGGTGAACAATGCCACCCCAGCAATCCGACCATCATCAGTTAAACTCGTTATTCCGGTCGTACCACCGGGGAAGGACAATCCTAATGCAGTTTCTGCGAACTTGAGAGCCTCAGGTGAAAGGTTCTCCACAACCCTCACAGCAAACCTCCACGTTGAATTATCAAGTCCGTAGCGATCCACGTCATAGTAATGCCTTTGGTTGTCACACGCAAGCGCACAGCCAAAGCATAGCCAGGTTTGTGAAAAACTGACCGCCACTTCGCAACGGTTGAGGCCCCGGATGACCAGTAGGCTTCGTCCCACTTCGCCTGATCCCATTTGGACTGGAACTGGACGTAAGTGATCGAGGAACCGCTGATTGCTTCAGTCTCGTAATAGTCCGTGTCAACGCCGACTTTGAGCTTGAGCGAAGCGTTCGTGGTGACGATCGGACGGACGAGCTTAACATGGTTGATCGAACCCTTTGAAGGGTAGACGAATGCAGTTTTGGCAGTTGCATCAATCGGGCGTCCTGCGTCGTCAGTACCTGTCCAGGCTTGGTAAACCTTGTTGTGGAGGGCGAAGTAAAGCTTGCCGTCGTGAACAGCCCAGACTTCCGCCGGCATACCGACAAAGCGCGTCCAAGCGCCTGTCTGAGTGTTCATTGCGAATTGGTAACTGTAGACCGAGTTAATGTCGTGCCGGCTCAACACCGGGACATTGACCAGCAGCATCGTGGCTTCCGGAAACATCACCGGCTGCCAACCATAGAGGCTTCCAAAATTCTGTGTATAATCCACCCATGCGCGGGAGATTTTGTCGCTCACAGCACTTCGCCGATCGACAGTCGCAGACTGAAGGGCCTTGGATAGCGGGTAGAGCCCTTGCACAGTGAGCAAGCACAGGTCACCACCAACCTTCACAAGGCAACGCTTAGACAGTGGCTTGCCGATGTAGTAGATACCCTTGAGAGACCAGGCAGAGGCGCTGGAAGGGTCGGTGCCTGTGTAGACCGCGACTTCGCCTTCGGAAGTGACAGCTGCGAAGTAGTCTTCCGGCCCGTTACCGCCATCCAGGGTCCAAGCATCTGTTGCCATCAGATACCCGCCACGGCGGAATAAGGCTCCGAGAGGGAATTCAAGTGCCGCACCGGCAACACTGTTAACAGGAAGGTACCAGAACGACAGGGAGTCTTTGACAGTGAAGAACAGTCGGGACTTGAACAAACTGACGTTTGTGATGTTTGCGGAGGTTACGCCAGTCAACGCCGGCGTGGAGACGTCATCAAGGACAGTCCAGACTGCTCCATTGTAATACCGCGACTTGTCCACACCGTTGCAGCACCAGAGGAAACTCCCGCCAGCCGTGGTGATGTTCACTGACTGCCATTCCGCGTTCGTCGCGGCACTCGAAACAGCGGCAATCGTCCCGCCTGCCGTTACGTCGTAGATTCCGTCATTGGCTCCTGCAAAAAGCTTGGCCGCTCCGTTGGCGGCCTTGTAAGAGAGGAGAGAACGGATGTTGTGAGGGCTTCCCGGTTCCGTATCCGCCGGGATGGTTGCCAGCAACGCACTCCCTGGCCGCAGCATCACGTCACTGGCGCGTGGGAAGAAGTTGTTAAGGAATACTGCGTCCTTCGCAGGCATATCTGCGATAGGGTCGCGGGCGTTCCACCCGCCGACTGGTGCCGGAAGGTTCTTGGCTGCCGATGTCGGCATTGCTGCAGATTTCATGACTTGGCGCATTAGGAAATACTCCAATTGCCCGCCGGGACAAACACACCGGGCTGGATCATGCCGGAACCTTCGTTCATGGACATGGGTTGCTTGGTGCCGTCGGCGCCTGCAGCTTCGGCGACAGCGGCTTCGTACAACCGAAAAGACTCCATGTAGGGCAAGCCTTTTTCTTCCTTCCAACGCCACCGCAGGCCGAGGAGAAGCAAGGACTTGTCCAGCAGAAACGTGTCATCGTCCCGCGTGAAAAAGGCCTTGACCGTCGGCGTCGCCGTAGAGTTGTCCTGCACCACACCTTCCGAAGCATACTCGAAAGCCATTGTGTGGCCTGCGGGCATGTCGGGGATGATCTTGAGGCGTCCCTGCTGAATCCGGTATTGGTAGAAAGGTCCTGACATTGGCAAGGCTTTAAGCACCTGCCATTGTTGCGGGGAACGTGGACCGAAGACTGGCAGGCGACGCGTCCGGTCAAAGATCGTTTCGTTGAGGATCTTGAGATAAGCTTTAGGCGCAAGGTCGCTGATAGCCCCCTGATCCGCACCAGCCACGCTCGTGAAAACAGCCTCGTACTGCAAACTCGTCCAGGAACGCCGACGGACAAGGTCCTCGCAGATTTCATTGGCAAAGCCAACGATCTGCGTGAGTTGGTCATCTTGCGATGACATGACGATTCGAGGGACTGTCAGACCTTGACGCTGACAGAATTCCTGGACGATTCGCAGAAGGGTCATGATGACTCCTTAGAGCTTTTGTGACTTGGTAGCCGGTTTGTCGCCAGAAAG